CTAATCGTTTACTTCCATCTATGGATATTATTTCAGACATGTATATTCCATAAAATAAATCCATTATTTCCGAGTATTCTTTATTATATATATTTTGTAACATACTATAACATTGTATAGCCATATCATCTGTAGGGTTTTCACGTTTACCATTAATACGCATATTAATTCCACGTGAATAACTATTATGTATACACTCAATCATAAATAATAAAAACTCCGGCATATCATTTTGTGCCCAGCCAGTAAAAATTTCTCTATCTTTTATGGTAGCAATATCATGAACGTTATTAACAAATCTATTTGGTGAAACAACACCATTTCCACTCCACATTACATTGCGTAAATCATTCCATTCGTTTAATATATTTGTATCAGGTAAATTTGATTTCATAAATCGTTTTTTATTTTTAGAATCTAATATATCATTTAGTTCATATGTATGGTTTAATACCTGAAGACATGAATTTAAAAAACAGGTGTTTCCAAGATTATCAATACCTGTATAACCTTTATTTCTATATTTATTCAAATCCATTTTTTAGTATTTAAATACAAAAGAATATATAATTATCTTTATACTATTTATTATTGATATATGAATAATTCTACTAATGGTTCTGAAGTGGAACGAGTATTTAGTGAAGAAATATATAATTTGTTTAGAGAACTTACCAGAGATAATCCAAATATAACAATGCATGATACATTTGATGACTCTATTAATAGTAATAGTCGTAATCAAACCAGATATTCTAATAATACAAATATTAATAATAACACGAATACTTACGATATTTCTAATAATTTAATATTTAATGTAGTCAATGAATATAATGTAAATATTCTTGAATATAATATTAATATGCGTGAATATATCATTCGTGAAAATAATATTTTAAACAATTCAACAGAATATAATAATAATTTTGGGGAATATAATAATAATATTAGCGATTATAATAGCAATATGCGCAGATTTTTAGATTTAATGACTAATATAAATAATAATAATAATATTGAACGAATACATAATAGAAATATTTTACGAGAAAATAGAAGACATTTTGTTAGACCAAATACAACACAATATAGAGAAAGAACAACTAATACTAACACACAATCAGGTGTTAGAGGATTATATAATTACACGCCAAGACAGTTATTATCTTATTTTTGGCCAAATAGAACATTTACGAATGTTGTAGTGCGACCTAGTGAACGACAAATAACTGAGGCTACCCGAAATATAACTTATGATGAAAATGAAGAATATAATAATATTTCTTGCCCGATTACAATGGAAGATTTCAATAATGGAGAACAAGTATTTCAAATAAAACATTGTGGTCATAATTTTCGTGAAGATGCTTTGCGTAATTGGTTTAGAACAAATGTTCGGTGCCCTGTTTGTAGATATGATATTCGTGATTATACTATATCTGATAATTCTGGTAATATAGTCAATGATATATCAGGAAATATTGATATGTCAAATAACGAAACATTTACAAATAGAAATACACCGAATAATGAAAATATAGATAACTCTGGAAATAGAACAATGCCAACCAATATTCGTTCTACACGCTTATCGTCTGTTGATTTATCAAATGCTGTTAATTTTTCAAATTTAATAGAAAATTATGTAGCAGAACATATTACACCATTTGTTGAAAATATAAATTCTAATTTATCGGAGTTTGATGTAATTTTTCCAATAATTTATTATACAGATACTTCAGGTAATTATCGTTATGATAGTAGTTACAATAGACAAATTTAAAAGGCAAATTATATTTTTATAAAAAACATATAATTTATTCATTTAGAGCAACGCGTATTTTAAATGCCGACTTTTATTAGTTCTTATAAATCTTTAATGTTCTTCTTTTGGTATATTTTCTCTTATTTGTTTTATTTTTATAGTAATCTTTATTATAAGCATAAATAAAGTAATTTTTATAATTTTCTTCTTTTATTTTTTCTATTGATGATTTTACACTTTTTTCTAATTCAGTAAATGTGTTTGGTTTATCTAATTTTACATAATGTTTCATTTGGTTAAAAAACTGCTCTATACTATTCAGTCTTGGGTGATAAGGACAGGTATAAACTAAAAAATTACCACTTTCTTTTATTATTTGTTTAGTGCTTTCTTTTTTATGTATTTGTCCGTTGTCTAAAACAAATAATTTACCTTTTACTTTATTACATATCTGTTTCAAAAAATCGTTAAATCTTTCTGAATTTACTGCTCCATTTTGGAATAATTCAGATGCTATACATTTTTTATTATTTATTGCTACAACCAAAGAATATTTTTTGAATACTTCATTATTAGTTGTTTTTTTTACACATCTTTCTCCTAAGAATGCTCTACAATAGTTATGTGTAAGCGATGTGCTAACAGAAGTTTCATCAATAGAAATTATATCTTCTAATTTGAATTTATTTATTACATCAAAAAACTCTTTCAGCTCTCGTTTTTCATCTCTAATATTACCTCTATAAGTTTTGGGAAAATGCTTAAAAGTTGCTCTCTTTCTGGTAATATTATTATCTCTAATAATATCTGATAAATATTGTCTTGAAATATATAATTTTGGAAATTTTGTTTTGAGTAATTCATGTAAAAAATTTAATTGTATATCGTTATGTTTTCGTAAGGTTTCTTTTATAAATTGTATATGTTGATTTTCTAACTTATAAGACCCTAATTTTCTGGTTTTTCTATTTACATTTTTGCTTTTATTATATCTTTCAACCCATCTTTTCAAACTTCTTTCACTACATTCAAATACTTCACACACCTTAACATAATTATTTATTTTATGATAATAATTAACTGCTTTTAACTTCAAATCTGGTGTAAATTGTTTAGTCATTTATATAATAATAGAAATTATATCAATAAAAGTTATTATTTGGTTATATGCTTATAAATATAAGTATGGTGAAAGATAAAATATTTTTCGTTTTGTGTATTATAAATAAGTATTTGTTTGTTTTTATTATAATTTATATCATACTGATTAATAAATGATGAAACTTGTAACAACCCATTATAAACAGACAAAAAACCATTATCATATAAACTGTGACAATATCTACACATAAACTCTACTATATTTTTGTCATTTTTTTCATAGCAATTCAATATACATCTTGGTTTTAGATGTGCTGTTTCTAATAAACATAATGGTAATTTTTTTTCACAAATTATACACATTTGCGGTTTATTAGCAATTAAATAATTTCTCAATTGTTTTTGTTCTTTTCTAATCTCTCTTAATTCATATTTTATATTATTTTTACTATATTTTTTATAAAAATTAATAATAATTCTTGAATAGTAATATTTATTATCATTTAATATCACGCTACCTTCATTTGATAATTCATAATTTTTGTTATTAAAAAAAATAATATTATTTTTAATTAATTTAGTCAATTCTGTTTTTATATCATTTATTTCAACTAGGTTATCATACCGAAATTTTATATAATTATATATATCTAATAGTGTGTTGTTATCCTGTAAAATAAAACAATTAATAATATAATCTTTCATATTATTAATATTTGTAAATTACTTTTAAGTCAAATTATAATGAAACCATTATATTATAACCTTGTTTACCAGGATTATTATTTACATCAACTCCTTTGCTTTTTTCTTCTTTGTAATTTATTTTTTCAAACTCTTCTTTAAATTTTTTCTGCGTTTTCAAACATTTTTTTCCATTTATTTTGCACCAAGTTTCATATATTTTGAATATATCTTTCAATCTAAATCTTAAATTTTTTTTATCCGTTTTTTTACAACATAAATTTGCGAATAGCAATATATCACTGTTAATTAATGGTTCTGTTGAAATATTTGGTTGTATTATATTTTTAACAGGTAGAGGTGTTATTATATCTAATGAAATAATTTCAGGTTTATCTTTATCATATAAATATAACCAACCATCAGGAGTTTTCCAATAATATTTTTCTGGAAATTTATTGTCATCTTCAATAAAATCATCTCCGTCTTCATTTGTATATCCATGAGTATTAATTTGTTGTTTGTATTCTTCTTTAAGAACTGAATATTTAACTTTATCACCAATTATAATATAAGGATTTTTTTTAATGTAATTATTTGTTTGTTTTGGTAAAGATTTAATATTTTTATTCCTAACTGAAATACATATGTATGCGTTATTATCATCATCATATGCTATATTAACTCGTCTATTTCCATCACGTTGAATATCATTTACACCATCATTTCTAAAACGTATCAAATTGTTTTTAACCTGATATAATTTAATTGGAACTTTACTACCATTAACACTTTCACAATAATAATTATTAATTTTTTCTTTTCTATCTTTAAACCAATCTGGTTTAATTGGGTTTAAATTTAATTTAAATTTTTGTTCTGCATGTTTTATACAATTATTTACAAAGTTAATTGATAATTCATTTTCTAATTTATACTCTTGTGTTTCAATTGTAGATATGCCATACTTATCAATAAATTCATCAATATTCATTTCTTGGATTTCATTAATACATACATAATCAACTAATTTAGTGTCTTTACACCATTCACTTATTTCAGTATCATTCATATCATCAATAACAATTAATTTATAACCATTATTTTTGCTGTCATAATGTTTAATTGGTTTTAAATTTTTTCGTTTCTTTGATACATCAATATACTTCATATATTTACCAAATTTAAAATCTCCATTGTCTATTATACTTTCTAATAAATCTTTAATTTCTTCCCAACTTTCACAACCCATTATATATTTTTCAATTTCTTTTATAAATTTTACATAAAAATTCTGTATTATATCTTGTAATTCAGAAGTCGTCCATAAAGTAAGTTTCATACTCCCATTTTTAAGTTCTAAGTCATTATATTTTCCTTGTAATCTTAACCGCTGTGAAATGTCAGTGCAATTTAATGATGCGTGAGACACGAAATATTGGTCTGTTAAATGTAATGAATAATTATCATAATCATCACTCGTAAAAGAATATCCCCTTTCTCCATATTTACCTGTTATTGTTACAATTGTTTTATATAATATTTGCGTATCACTTTTTTCAAATAAAATTCTTAATAATTTATAAACGAGTTTTATATTTAATATTTTTGTATTTATATTGAAGTAGCAATAACTATTAGGTAATTCTTCAGATTTTTCAGTATCTATAGATGAGCCATATACTCCTCCTAATTGCCATAGTCTTTGACTTGTTGATGATTGCGTTGAATCCCATTTAGACCAATATTTTATTTCTTTTTCATATTCTTTTGAAAAATATAATCTTAAACAATTTCCGTGATATATTACGATAAACAAATTAGGGAAATCGTTGATTATTTTATCTACTAAACAAAATTGATTAGTTCTTATTTTTTCTTCACTTATTAATAATGAATTATATTTAATGATAGGTCTTTCTAATATTTTTTCTATTATTTTTTTTATATTAATATTATAATCTTCAACAATATCATAACAAGTTTTTTTTTTATGATTTTCCGTATCTTGATAGTCCCACCAAGATTCAACAAGCGTGTTAAAATTTATAGAATTATTGAATAATCCAAAATAATCATTTGACCTTTTCATTTTATGAACTTTTGATATTTTTATTTGTATATCAGTATGGTCGCTTAATCTGGTTGTTATATTATATAATAATGAATGTGCTGTTCCTGTAATATGTAAAGCGTATTTTACTTTTTTATATATTTTGGCAAGCAATATTTCACACGCAGTGGAATCTTTTTTATCATTATCATTACTTCTATCATTTGAAGATGTAGGACTCATTAAATCACTTTCATCAACTAATGTAGTAATATTCACAAGTTCATCATTGTAATAAATGTATTCACTAAATTTTGTATTTAGTTTTGCTAACTGGGTATGGTTCATTAAACAACAAAATATGTCATTTGAATTGATTGCTTCTTTATTACTTAATTTACTTATAATATCATTGCTATTTATATCTTTTAGTTCTGGAAGTTTATAATCTTTCCAATATTCAACATTTGTTTCCTCAAAATATTCTTGAAGTTGACTATTAAATTCTTCAAACAATGCTTTTATAAATTGAATATTAAAATTGTAATTTTCTGTTCCAATAATGTCATCTTGTAATTGTTTTTGGTCTATTGTCAAATTTCTAAAAATATATAAAACTGGCCTTTTTAGTATATAAACAGAAATCCACATAATTATGCACGCTTGAACTCTTTTTCCAAGTTGTATATCTCCCCACAATAATTCTACTATTGATTTTTCATTGTCTTCTAAATTAAGTGCATTTAATAAATCTTCTTCAAATGAAGGTAAATTAATGTTTTTTGGGATATTTTTTAATTTTATTGGATTATTTCCCCAATTATGTCTCTCTAAACTTTCTCCATTGATGTATTTACACTTATTTAACATAATATTTATAATTTTTTCAAGTGGGTTTTTAAATATTTCATTTCTTTTTTTGAAAAATGTATTTATTTTATCTTGTAGGTATGTCATTTGTATCATTTATATATTACATAAAGGCATTTCTTTATTTCAATTTTTTTTTACATATCTAAAAATGCCTTAATATTTTATGCCTATATTAAGTAAATTGGAAAAATATTTAAAAAATATAAGAAAACGCTCGTATTTTTTGTTGATTTACTCGGCATTTAAAATACGCGTTGCTCTAATACAATTTATTTCTTTTCTTTATTTTCTTCAGATGGTTTGATATCTAATGGGGTCATACCTTCCATACCTAGTCTATGGGAAAGTCTCCATACAAATTTGCCAGTAAGGAATGCTACAACGCCAAAAACAGCAGCATGGACGGCAGCGACAGTCATCTTAGAACCATTTTGTGGAAGTCTTAGAAGAATACCAGGGGAAAGAAGGAAGAAAAGAATAGCAAAGTAAAGAGCCATGAAAACGTTCATTATAAACGAGTATATATAATAATCAATATTTTTTATTATCCAATTTCCTAAATTATAAAATATTTTACAATAAAAAAATTATACAAATAGAATTACAAATTATTTTACGCCGAACATACTTGTAATCGTTTGTATCTTATTTTTCTCATTATATATTTTACTAAGTATTTTATCAAATAATATTGCCTTCACTTTAGTAGAACAATATTTTTCCTTTTTCTTCATAAAATCCTCCATATTCGGATATTCTTGATTGATTTTCAAAATGTCCTTTTTATACGTTTTTATTTGTGAACGTTTATTTTGTAATTCCCAAATTTGTTCTACTGCTAAACCAAATAGTTGTTGAATTGGTTTCATCAACTGATTTGTAATATAATGTGAATAGTCTATTTTTAATTTGTTTTCAATAATGTATTCAGGCGTTTCTATTTTATCGCCCATCAATGCTTTTGGATTATCATTTACAACAAATACAAATTTCATGCGGTCACCTGGCTTTGGTTTATTTCCTGGGTCTCTTTTACCAATTCGGTCAGCTAATACTTTATGTCCGATTTGATTTGGATTTTTATAATCACTACGTAATGCTTTTGTAATTGTTAATTTATCCATAGAAACATTACCATTTACCAATTCTTGTAATGAACTATCTAAAAATTCTATCGCTTTACCAATATTATTCTCTTTCATAAGTATATTTAAAATACCACCATATACATCTTTTAAATAATCACATGAATCGCGGCGTTTCAATGAAAGTCCCATATATTTCAATTTACCTTTATTCGGGTCTTCTTCATATAGCATACCAACATAGCGTTTTTTAGATAATAATATAAAAGGCATCAATGTTTTTTCATAAGATAATTCCATCGGAGGTTTTAACCATTGTGAACATAATTTAGCTGCGTCTTGTGCGATTTCAATTGTCATTTCTAATGCTGGTTTTCCACGGATTTTTTCTCCAGTTTCTGGATTTTGTAAATTAAATGTAAAGAATACACTATCGGTGTTATGAACAATTAAATTGCCAATACCAGCAGCAAAGTGGTGATTATCTGTTGTTAAGTCATACACAAATCCTTTATATTCTATTTCTTGTATTTTTTTTATAGCATATGGATTTTTTTTTTGTTTTTTATCAGTCATAGTAATTCTAAAAATATTTGCTTTATCATTACGGGTATTTATTGATATTTTCCATCCCAAACTTGTAGCTAACCAAGCAATATTAGAAGCACTTATTTGATTTTTTTGGTCTATTCTAATATATCCATTTACATCTTTATCACCATCCGCATCATACAAACCATTCCAAAATGCTCGTCTAACATTTTCACTACTATTTAATATTTCACTAGGAATTACTTTACATTTATTATAATACAAGATAGAACGATATTTTCTTACAAAATTAGCAATATCACCATATTTATTACATCTAGGTGAGATTTTACATACTCCTGAACTTTCAATTGTGTCCATTATAACCCAATCAAATTCAGGATATGTGATTTTACATAATTCTAAGTATTTATTTAATAAATCAGGGCAAGAATTATTAAGTGCCCAAGTAGATTTTTTACCAGATGGACAATTATACTCACCACAACTACCATCACCAAAGAAAAACCCCATAATTTGCGCTTCTTCTTCAGATATATTATTTATATTATTATTAATCGGTAAACTGTGATGTAATAATTCATCACCAATAATAACATTCTTTGGTGAAATTTCGCTAGCATCTGGTTTTAACAACGAATGATCATCGGTTACATCAACTAATCCTGTATGAGTTAAAATTCGTATCATTTTTTTATGGTCAGCAAGTTCATGACGGATAACTCTATATAGTCTAGTCCAACCATTTTCACTCCAAGTTTCAACATTATCTAATTCACAAAATTCTTTTTCTTGTTTACCTTCTTCAATACATTTTTTCCAATTTCCTTTACCATATTTATCGGCTAATTGTTCTATAGTACAAATATCAAATAAATCATTTACTTTTACATATACCGGTGTATAATTCGCAACACTATCACCATATATGTACTCAGCGTTACATTTTACTGGCCCATGAACAGCAGTTTCATAAACTCTATCCCCATAAACTTCTTCAATAATTCTTTTAGCATAAATTATCATCATACGACCAGTAGCTGTAGTTGACGCAGCAACATCTTTTTCATAAAATGTAGAAGTCCTTGAACCACATTGACCATATAAAGAATTTGCGGTTACTTTATACCCAAGTTGCCTTTTATCCAATATATTTTGCATAAATGGGTCTTTTTCAGTTTTAATCATTTTACGAGTATCTGAACGAGCTTTTAATAATTCTTCCAATATAGAAGGCATAATACCTTTTCTATTATCTGGAAATTGAGCCCAGCGACAAATCATTTTACCACATTTCGTTTTTTCTGCTCTTGAAGTTGGCGTTTTACGAATATATCTATAAGTATCAAATT